GTTACCTGCGTTTCAGCGGACTTCTGATTAGCCTCACCACGGACAGGTGCAGGGATGTGGATTACATCACCCTTTTTGCCCTGATGGTTCATGTTCTTAACAAGGTTTGCTAGAACAAGATTAGACTTGTAAGCCGCAATAACTTCGTCGCTCCAAACTTCCGGGACGAAAGTCGCCGCCGAGGTTGAAGTGACGTGATTAGTTCCTAAAGCCATGATTAAAATCTCCTACGATTTATTTAACTCTACCTTCAGAATATGCCTTCATGATTTCATCTTGCATGGACATATATCTTTCAGGGTCTTGCATTTTCATCTTAATAAGGTCAGCTCGTCGGTAGACTTTCTTAGTTCCCTTATTGCGATTACTAGTGCCTTCTAGGGTAGCCTTTTTACGGGCACTCTCTTGGTCGGCCTTTGTAGTATCTTCGCTCACATTAGCACCTAAATTTGGACGAATGGACTTGTAAAGGTCAAACAGCTCATTGGCTGCTTCATAGTCAAAAGCGTCTGCCTTTTGAGCAAGCTCCTGTCTATATCTTGACGCTCCTACGAACTCAGCAAAAGTTGGCTCTGCTGCTAGGTCAGAGTAATCAGGGTGCCTTTCTACAAAAGCCTTGTGAGCTGATTCTCTTTCCTTGCCTTCAAGCTGTGCTTTTAGCTGCTGTACCTCTTTAGCCAATGGTGACTTTTCAAGGTACTTGTCCGTCGCCTTTTTAGGTGAGGAAAACCAATCATCGTCTGACAACACTTCCGTTTCGGTCGTATCGACTCGCTGCTGGTTATTTTTCTTTTGCTGGATTTCTAGCTGAAGAAGCTCGTCTGTTAACTTACGAAGTTCTCCGATTTCATTGCCTTTACGACCGTACTCCTTTTCAAGATTCCGGTACATATCGACAACATCTTCAAAAGACTTGCCCTGAAATTTCTCAGGCACCTCGTCAGTTGCAGGTGCTGGTTCAGGTACTTCTACCTCTTCCTCATAGTTTTGAGTCGGATCGAGAATCTCCTCACCTTCTTCTGCCTGAACTTCGTCTTGCTGATCCAATAGTCTGCTATCCATCTATCCTCCTGCCTTATTAACTGAAAGGGTTGTAGGAGTGAATTTAACCACGGCTTCTAGCCGCGATCTCGTGGCGTCTTGCCCATCGGTCTGCTGCCGTGGGGTACGCTGGGTCATAGCCAGGTAACGTAAAGTTACACGAGCTAATGATTGATGCTGCTTCTTTACCGCAATGCTTACACTCGACAGGTTCACCGGCTTCGTTAGCCATTCCCTCCCAAGTGGTATTGCAAAAGTCGCAACGAATATCAAATATCTTCATTTAATTCCTCTGCCTGAATAAACTCGTACTGTGATTCTACAAGGTCTCTAAAAGATACAATTGATCGTAAAATATCAACCTGCCCTTTTGCCTTGTTTAAATCTTCCAGCGACTCTAAGTCAATCGCAGTGGAAATCTTACTTTTTAAAAGATCTTCGCAATAGGTTCTAAACGTTTCCCATTCCGGGCGGGCCGTTAGGTTGAATAGATCTTGGTAAAACCTCTCCGTTTCCGGGTTCAGTAGCGCCATTCATTTCACTCCCGTTTTGCTTATTAGCGCGGGCTGCAAGTAGATCAAGTATTTCTTTTTGCAACTCTGTATCCAGCTTGTCTTGTCCTAGCTCAATATCTGCCAAGGTTTTAAGGCTGTCAGCCTCGTTCCTTGAAATACGGCTCTGACGTTCTGCAATCTCAGACTGTTCCTTAGCAAATGCCAGTTCAGTCTGTAGCTGCTGGATCTGTTGTGCCTGTGGATCAGGCTGCATCATCTGCTCAATAACTGTGACAAGCTCTTCCTTGTTGCTGAGGCTAGAGTTGTCATAAATTGCTTTGAGCATGACCATAAATGCTGGAGACTCAGGTGGTACAGTTTGTAACAATCCAATTAGCTGTTGCTGTTCAAGTTCTCTAGCAGTAATACCCAATGTAGACTTCGTAATAAAATTGATGTCTCTAATTGGAAAGTTCTCTTCATCAAACTGCATGAATCTCCACGCAGCTTTCTTAAGGAACGGTTTAATAAGGTTGCGCTCAATGTTGCTCAGGATACGCCGTGAGCGTTTAATTGCTGTAGAAAGCGCCATCGACATACCAGAGGCAGTCGAATTAGTTGGAGCAACATTAAGTGGTGAAGATGGATCAGATGTACCAGTAGCCACCTGTACCATTCTTTCCAGATCTCCAGTTGATTGGAAGATCGCTGGGTCAACCTGACCAAAGTTAAACGGACTAAGGATTTCTCTAGGATTACCATTAGTCGGGATAGTCTTACCTGGGCTAACCGTAAAGCTAGACGATCTTGGCATTCTCGTAGCGTCAATACCCATCATTGGGTGAACAGTCAGTGCCAAACCATCCATTCTAGCTCTTAGTTCAGCATCTAGTGCTTTCTGGCTGTTGTAGCCTTTCTCACAAACACCTCTACCCCAGAAACTGTTAGGTACAGTGTCGTGCTGGAAAGCAACTAATGGCCGATCTTCGTTCCAGAAAGGATTTCTAATTGCTCGAAGAATCTGAGAGTCGTTAGCTACTGTAACAATAGCTTCAACAAGGTTTTCACCAATTACATCAAAAGGTGAAGACTCTCCGTTCTCTCTATCAGAGCTTTGATCGCCAAAATCTAGCTCAACTAGCTCTTCGCCTTCTTTTAAATCTACATCTAGCAGTGATTCTGGTACTAAACCAAAATACTCAAAGATTTTTACGCCTTCTGAGTCGTCTTGCTCTTCACCTGAAGTGCGATCAGAGGCTTTTACCTCAGAAACATCCGCTGCACGGTAGATTCCTGATACTTGTTTGTCGATAATGTCGTGTAAGGGCTTGTAAGTGACGTGAGCGCAGTATTCTGCTTCTTCAATCGTCCTAGCAGCCGGGTCAATGACAAAATCAAACGGTGAAATGGACTCAATTTTAACTAAAAAGCGGTCTACATCGACTACTTCTGTCGTTGTGATCTGTTGTTGTAGCTGCTGAGCCTGTTCTGGTGCAATTTGCTGGGTTTCTACCAGCTGAGCAATCTGTAAAGCACCCTGCTCATCAACATTTTGGACAATTTCTTTGTTATTGACAGTCTCAGTAATGACCTTACCAATCGCTGTACCGTAAATAGCAGCGTTAAGGAACATTTCTGACATTGCTGAAGGTACTTTAGCCTGCTCAAAACGATCCATAAGGAACATTCTGAGTTGTTGCAGGTCTTTATCTTCTCCAGCTAGCCGATCTTCGTAGTCATCTACTAGGTCAAACCACTGTTTACGACCAAAAATAGCTTCTTCTTGCTCTGCTACAATAGACTCTACGGCTGATTGCAGGGCAGGGGCAATAAGTTTAGAGCGTTCTGACTGCCTAGACTTATCGTTAGTATCCCAAATACCACGCCACAGGCGATAATACTCGTTCCACTTCTTTTCGTAGTTTTGGTCTCTGTACCGTTCACCCTCTTGTACCCGTGTCAGGCACCAGGACAGCAAACGGGAATCAGTATCCGAGGCAGATAGTGCCTGATCTGATTCGTTGTCAATATCAACTATTTTGCTAATTGCCATATTTATTAGTAGCCTGCAACATCGTCAAGAGGTTCCCATTGATCATTAAAGTCATCGTCACTGAAATAAGAAGTTGTAGCTACTTGATCAATGTAAGCTAGAGCATCTAGCATATCGTCGTGACTTAATGGATTAGGGAAGTCTAGTGCTTGGTTAATAAATTTCTTAACCCAACGTGGGTCAACACAATCACTCGTGTCTGATGGAAAAAACAGTCTTCCGTGTTCTAATCTACCCTGTAGCGCCCAAGCGATTCTTTCTGTTTTCTTTTTACCACCGTGGGTAACATCTGTAATGTGAGGGAATATACTTAAGCGTCTCATCTGATCTGACAGGTAAGGCATAATGGCGTTTTTAAGCGCACCCTTTTCAATACCTACCGTCATTGCTTGGTAGTCTTTTGCTGCCTTTAAGACTTGTATACTGGCTTCCCTAACATTCCAGCGGCCAGTGCGAATTTCAGCAACGTACCATCCGAAAGACCCGACTTTGACGATGGCGATTGCCATCTCATCCAACCTTTCGTTTCTAGCACCTTTTTTCGATACTTCTTCATAGCCTGCTGGATCCACTGCGATATAGTAAACACCTTCTTTTGGTTCCTCTTCTAGGTATTTAAAGTTATCTTCTTTGAAGATTTTACCGCCGGACGCTTGGAAAGAAGCAAAGTATTCCTGTCGGATTACTTCGGCTGGCGTACCTTGGTCAATAGATCTTTGAATTTCTTCTTCAATTGGGATAAAAGTATTTTCAGATGATGAAAAACTAAAGCAAGCCCATTCAGGCTGTTCTCCAGCTTTTTCAGCTTGGATTTTATGCTTTCTAACTTCTTCGTATAAGTCATAAAAGTGATTCTTTCCTTCAGGGGTACCTATGAACATCGCTGAACCTTTACAGTCAGCGAGCGTTGGTCTGATAATGTACTCCCAAACATCAGGCTTCATAAAGGCGTACTCATCAAGTACAACGTAGGACAAACCTACTCCTCGTAATGTGTCTGGTCTATCAGCGCCTTTAAGGTGTATTTCTCTGCCGTTAATTAGCTTGATAATACCCTGATTCTCTAAGGTAGAGTCGATGACAGATCGACCCATGTCCTTGAGTTCTTGCCACATAATACGCTTGGCCTGTTCAAACGTAGGGGCAATGTAATAGATTGCTCTATTCTTTAGATCGTAACCGTACTCGTTTTCCATCTTCATGCCCTCGATTAAGAGCATGACCTTTGCTAAGTACGATTTACCAAAACGCCTACCTGCTGCTACAACCTTAAACCTAGCTGGGTCATTAAAGACCTCAAACTGTCTATCGTGTAGATCAAATTTTAAAGCGTTTTCTTCTGTCAAAATTTACTGCTGTTTCGGCTTACTACCAGGGGATGCCATCATTGCTGCTTTTGGCAGGTCAGGGGATTTACCACCAGCCTTAGCAATACCTTCATTGCTGATACCGCTCTTGCCATCACCTTTCATGCTGCCCATCGACTTGTTTTTCATTTTGTACATTATGTACTCCTTACTTCTTTTTAGCTGTTTTAGCAGCTTGTTTAAAATCTTTAGAGGAAGGTCTACCCTTTTCTCCTGCTTTTTTCATTCTTTCACCAGACCCTGCTTTAATACGCTTACGCTTAGCATGGATATTTTCGTAAAGACCTTTTTTCTTATTCGGCATTTTCTGGTTCAACTTGGTTGATTGTTATTGCATCAGATACATCTTTTTGCTCTGAGGCTTGGTTAACAATGATTTGGATACCGCCCATCGCTTTAGCTGTGTCATCCTCACCAGCGGCTTTAAGCTCAGGTAACAAACGACCAAGGAATAGCTTGATCATTGTCTTGTCGCCTTCTTTAGCCATGTCAGCAGCTTTTCTGTAAATCTCCATTGCATCTTGTTCTAGCTCGTTAACAAGTGCAGTTTGGACAGCTGCTTCAATAATCGTCTTTTTGCTTTTAGCGCCTTTAGGTCGGCCTGGTGATCTTCTTTCTCCGGGTTTGATCTGAGTAGCTTTGCTAGCCTCAGCTTTCCCTCGGTTATCCCACGCCATTTATTCGCCTTCTTGCTGTAGTCTTTCTAGCTCGATCTCAGTGCGGTTATCGCCTAGGTCATAAGAACTTTCAGGCTTGTACCGAGCAGAGTCAGTTTCTCTAAACTCTGACATACCCAACTCAGAGAAAGCTTCGTG